AGAGAATTATGGATTCCTGGATTGTCTCAAAATTTTTCCTCTTTCAAATACCGATATCACAATTCTCCTCAAATTAAAAATCTCGTCAAAACCGGGACCTCTAAATTGAAAACTTTAATAAATTCTCACTTGAATTCCCTCTCCGCTTGACCTATAATTAATCACACAAACCACAAACCACATAACAAATAACCATGAAATACACCGCTAACCTATTTGATTCCATCAAAGAAGCTCTGAACAAAAAGTCAAATTCTGAAGCCTCTAGTTTTAGAGACTTTATGAAATTAGAAATTGGCAAAACATATTTGGTCCGTCTATTGCCAAATATTAAAAATCCAGAACGTACCATGTTTCACTACTACCACCATCTGTGGAATAGTGTGATTACAAATCAAATTACCTCTGTTCTTTGTCCCACCACTTACGGAGAACGTTGTCCTATTGATGAATATCGCTCTAAATTGTACCGAGCCCAAGACAAGGCAGAAATTGAACGCAATAAACCAATTAAGCGCAACGAAAATTGGCTTGTGAATGTCTACGTCATTCAAGATCCAACCAATCCAGAGAATAACGGACAGGTTAAAATTCTTCGTTATGGTAAACAATTAGATAAGATTATCACAGCAGCAATTTCCGGAGACGATTCCGCAGAATTTGGTTCCAAAGTTTTTGATCTTTCTGAAAAGGGATGTAATCTTCGGATCAAAGTTGAAGAAAATGAAGGAAAGTATCCTACATACGTTGCGTCAAGGTTTTTGAGTCCATCTACATTGGCCGGAAACCCAGATACAGATCTACTTTATGATAGTGTAAAAGATCTTGAGAGTATCTTTGAACACAAATCTTTTGATGAAGTTCAAAAAATCTTTACCCAACACTGGCTCGGTCAAACTGAAGCTACTCCTAAAACCTCTTCTACCAAAGAAGTAGAAGATGAGGACAATTTTGAAGTAGAGTCTTACACCCCAGCCAAAAAAACCACAACAACCGTCTCTGAAGCAGAAGATGAAACGAATTCAACTCCAGTGGATGATCGCATCCAAGACATTCTTCGTGATCTCTAATATTTGGAGATTTTTAAAAGAAACTAGCTATTATATACACAAATCATTAACCAATAAAAAACATATGCCACGCATCAAAACCAACGACGACATTCCCGACATTCAAAATACACTTGATGGATTTCCTAAGAAGTATATTCCAAAGGTAGGATCTCGTAATATTGTAGTTCCTATGCAGATTCTTCGCAGGGATGGTACTATTAATCCTACTAAGGCAATTATTAGTATGTACACAGATTTGACTCCTGAAGTTAAGGGCACTAATATGAGCCGTTATCGCATTCTTGTTGAGGAAGTCTTGGCTAATCAAACTCATCGTATTGATGAAGTTATGGATATCCTACTAGATGAATGTAAGCTTCGACTCAAGAGTCAAAATGCCTACATCAAGATTAAGTTTGATTACTTTCTTAAGAAAGAAGCACCAGTTTCTAAGGTAGTTTCTCACATGGATTATCAGGGATCTCTGGAAGGTCGACTGATTAACGGAGAAAAGAAATTTTATCTACACGGCAATGTTCTTTACGCTTCCCTGTGTCCATGTTCAAAAGAAATTTCAGATTACGGTGCTCACAATCAGCAATCATATGCAGACGTGACAGTTGAGTTGGCTAACGTAGGGACTGCAGAGTCAGATAATATCTATTGGCTAGAAGAATTGATTTTAGCAGTGGAAAAAAGTTCTTCGGCTCCAATTGTTAATGCACTCAAGCGTGTTGATGAAGCCTATCAAACAGAATTAATGTATGAAAATCCAGTATTTGTTGAAGACATGGTTCGTAAGGTTGCAGTTGAACTTGATAAAGATCTTGATGGTCGCATCAAGGATTATCTAGTAATTGTAAACCACTATGAATCCATCCATTCAAGCATTGCTGTATCAGTAATTAATGCAGGAAGGGACTTGAAGTAGTCAAAAAGTTTATAAAAAAGGCTTCTGGCAACAGAAGCCTTTTTTGTTGCTTTAAACCATTATACCTATAATATAATAACATATGATCTCTGAAAAAGAATTTGACAAAGAAGCTGCTATGCTTGCAGCGTTTACAGGTGGACAACTTAACACCATTGATAAAATGATGGATAGTTCTAGTGGACATTTACAAGCAAATCGACTTGATGTAAATTCCTTTATTGATACTTATAAAACTGGTAGTCGAATCAGAGCCAATCGATCAGATCCTGCCAATAGAGGATATGTATCAGAAGATGTGGTGCAGTCTATGGTACCAGACAATTCTACCCTGTCTCGCGCAGAAAATGTGGAAATACACATAACACAACAAGCTCAAAATGTTTCAAATCCAATTGTTTCTGCTCCAGTTTCTGCAAATTCTCCCGTAGTAATCACATCAAAAATGGAAGAAGATATTGCTTCTATTAAAAATTTGATGGAAAGAATCAATGCCAATTTAACCAAAATGTCTGGTATGATGGGCAAGGTATTTTGCAGCTTGACAGAAAAGGAAAACTTCAACAAATAGTTTAAATGTCTAATATTCCTCTTCCGAAAAGCTATCTGGAAAAGATCCTCAAACCCATCAACAGACTTACGGAATGTTGTGTTTTAAATGCCGTAGACGATACTTTATATTCTGTGTGTAGTTCCGCAGATAATACAGTTATTTTATATGCCAAAGCCCAACTTCCGGTTAAAGTAGATCCAAAAGTTCGATTAAATTTAATCAGTATTAAAAAGTTTCTATCTGGACTAGAATGCTTAGGACCAGACGGATTATTTTCAATGGAATGTGATACTAATAGTATTCGTTGTGAGCTACACAATCCAGAATCCGGTGAAAAGACACATTTTAAATATCACTTGGTAGATGACAGTATTGTCAAGGAAGCACCCGTAAATTTAAATAAAATATCAGCATTAAAATTTAATACAGAATTTGTTTTAATACCATCAAAATTGAAACAAATCATGTCTGCATATGCGTTTGCGTCTGATATGACAAAAATTTATTTTTACTCAAAAGGAGATTCTCTTATTGCAGAAATTAATGATAAGACCCTTCAAAATGTAGATAATATTACACTAGTAGCTACCAATGTAATTGAAGGAGATCCTATAGATGAGCCGATTCCCTTAAGTCTAGAGGTGTTTAAAAATCTAGCTCAGTGTAAAACAAATGTTAAAGTAAAGTACAATTCTCAATATAAAGTCTTTGTGTTTCAAAATATGGAGGAAGAGGGTGTGGAACTTAAATATATCATTTCTGCTCTAGTAAAGTAGTAAAAATTGTTAAATATATTTATATGGCAAAAAACAAAATTACCACATGTAGTTATTTCATAAAGAGGCTGCGTGATAGTGGATATGTCGCGGATAAACTATTTGATAATTATGGTAAAATCGATGCGAGATCCTGGACCGCTATGATTGATCCAGAAAACACTTCAATTTTTGTCACTTGCTATAACAATCATAAACAATTAGGAGAAGAATATTTTGAAATTCATGATGGTGGGCAATATGTGCCAGAAAGATTCAAAATTAAAACTAGTTCTATAGAAGTTTTAATTGAATATTTGGTTAAATTTGGTATCAATAACAAGGCATCTACGTATGGCAATTCCTAAAAAAAATAATAAAAAAATCCAGGTCTCACGGCCACAAAAACTTCAAATCTCTGTAGCAGTTCCGTCTCTTTCTGGCATGGATGCTTCTGTTGCCTCTCAAATTATTTCTGAAATTAAAAATAATATTTTTAATTCTATCAATGATGCAGAACTCAAAAGTGCTTTGGATAAATGGATGAAGGAAAATCATAATGATGTTCAAATAGCTGAAAGAGATTATATGTTATTAAAGTCTGTTATTACTGAATATCTAGATAGTTATATATTATTTGGTTATAACACTAAAGGAGAACGAATTATTGTACAGCATGCAAATTCTGCCAGAGACCGAGATGCTGTGATGGAATTTTTAAAAACTATATTCATGCAACAACAGCAAACTAACTTCTTAGATCTTGAAGATAGTTATGACGAAGATGACGAAGATGATGAACAAGGAGAATTTTAAATATGTCTGACGCAGATAATAAAGGATTACAAGCACATAATGAGTATCTAGCTAAACTGGCTGCAGATAATACATCTCAGCAGGACAAATATACTAGTAATTTTACAGAGCATGCCACTGGAGAAAGGGAAGAGTATTATCCAGGAACTCTCAACAAAAACAAATACGGCGAGACCTTAATTAAAAATTTGGCTAGTGAAGATGAACACAAAGCCTCTATTAAAAACCAGGCAATAGTTCACGGTGGAGTTCATCCCACTGACATGAAGCTAAAATATAATAATCCTTATATAGGAGCAGATGATTTTGCTGCTGGAGATTCTCCAGATGGACCACACGGAGTCCCTCTAATCAATTATCGATTAATGAGTAAGCTAAATGATCACTTGAATGATCCGGATTTTAATCCAATTTTAGCAGAGCCAGAAATTCCAATTACTCCTAAATCTATAATGCCAGATTTGGCGGCATTTTCAAAAGTTGGTGATCCTAGATGGTCTTTAGGAGCCGCCCTGCAAAAGATGTTTCAAACACAGCTTCCTAAAATTAATGCTTGGCAAGAAATGGTAGAGGCTGGTGGGCAAATTATTAAAGATACCTACATATGTATGGCAGACGGCACTATCATTAAAAAAGCATCTGCAGAAACTCTCAACTATCTCAATAATTTAAACGGCGCTTCTCAAGTGGATGTAACAACTACTTCAGACGGAACCGGCGAATCAACTGTCAATATAAAAAGTACTCCATTTTCTTTGAGTGGATCTTCATTTACCATCCCCCCTCCAAGTGCCGAGAAAATGGTTGAAGATTTTCATCGAGAAAGAAATGCTGCTCTTAAGAGACATGCGGATGCCTTTGTTGCATATATTAAAAATCATTATATGACTCCTATATGGATTCCATCTATTGAAGAATTTAAGACATGGGACGTAGAAGCGGTAATGCTTAATCCTCCTGGTATGTTCTTTTTAAGACTCAAATGGTATGTTTGGTATAAAGAATTTGTCCGAGAAAAATTTATACCCAAGCATTGGGAGATTAGAGATCCTAATAATCCAAACAAATGGGTTTATTATGCTGATTGGTATAATGAAAATGACACTGTAAATGGCATAGGACATTTTGTTACAGAAGATCCCAGTGCCCCTAACGGAGCACCAGATCCAGAAACAGTTGGTACTGCTGGAGAGTATTATAATGGAACATTTTTTACAAATACAGCATTAAACCAATTTGGAAAACAAGCTTTATTGGATGCAAAAACTCAAATTCGACTAATACCTTCTTATTGGGAGGGTTATTGGGACATCTTCAACAATGAACAGGGAGGCCCAGGACCTGCAAGTTGGCGCAACAGCAAGGGTAAAGACGGGGGTCCTAGATTTAGACCAGGTAAATATAATGGCTGGCGCCACGTCAGTGAGTCACGAGGCCCAACTAATGGCGAACTAACAAACATTAGAGCAAAAAGATATTACCAAGACCAAATGGATTATGTCGTTGCAGAATTAGCAGTCCCTCGAAAGGATGTTGGTAATATAATTGCTACCAACAACCATCGAGAAGCTATGAGAGACTTGTCAGAACCGATTCCTGACTACACCACAATGACTTAATCGCAATTAAGAATCTTCGGGGTCTTAACTGTACCCTTATATGGTGTACCAGCTGGTGGGTCTCCAGGGTGTTTGTCCACTCGAGGATTGCCGCCAGCAGTGAAATCTGGTCCAGCATCTGGTGGTGGTAAATTGGGAACCACAAAATATTTCCACCAAGAAGATCCTGGATCACCAGGTCCACCGTTAGGAATTAGGTCCATATTAGGATCTACGTATCTGTCTACGTAATTTTTGCCTTTGAATGGATCTTCTGGGTCTAGACCATAAGATTCATTTCTTGCTTTTGACCAAGTTGCTCCACCACCACACGGTCCGGGTTTGCAATGAGGTCCGGGCCTTGGGAAAGATCCTTTGACCCCAGCTGGAGCCGGGATTGGAGATGTAGAGTGCTCAGCAGATCCAGCAGTTGCTTCACGAGTCATATAATAATTGCCCAAAGGCACACTAACCTCTCCACCGTGTTCCATGGAAAACATTTGATGATTGTGATAAAAACTAAATACCGGACACATACCGCCCCACAAACCAGTAGTATAAGCCGGCCCACCACCAACAGCACATATTGAATATCCTATGGTAACCACCAAACACCATCCACTGATAATAGGATCTAGTGTAATAGCATTCATAACCTGATCATACAGACCCATTGTGAAGCTCATTATATTATCTGCTCTGAGAATCCATCCCAAGTCTAATGCCACTTTACCTATCATGTCTTTAGTGTTACTGGCAGTTCTTAAAGCAATAGAAGAACCTACTCCATAACCAACACTAGTGGCTATTTGACTAGTTTTTGTTGGCGTAACAGGAGCCGACATTGATGGACAATGTAAAAACGGTATATGGGCAGCTCCGTCTATACTAAGGGAGCCAGTTGCGTGAATATTTTTACTAGTTGATATATTTCCATTTACATGACACCTGTCAGAATCTATAACAATTCCACCGTCTCCACTTCGGTCATTTGCTACCAAATGAATCATTTTTCCAGAAACTGTAGTTTTATTTCCAGAACTGAGAAGAGCTTCTCCGGCTTGTGCATGTATTTCTACACTTCCTCCAGACACATCTATTAGCCCCTTAGTTTCTAAACGAATACCCGGGGCGCCAGCATTGACTGTAAATTTTTCTGAAACATTTACATATAAATTAGCATCTGTGAGCTGAACTGGTTGTGCATAAATAGCTCGAGGACAATTTCCTATAGATACTGGATACACTCCGTTTTGACCCACAACAGATCCAGTTTGCATTGCGTGATAATCTTTGGTAAAATGAACATCTTGTTCATTTTTAGCAAATCCGATGTTTATAACACAACCATTTTTAGTAGAAACTAAGAAATCTGCAGACTTGCCTAAATTAATTTGATGTTTATTAATTTCTTCTTGATTAGATTTAATACCATTATCTCGATGTGAATTTAGAGTATTCATCGAGGCTTGTGGACTGGCCACCGTATGATTTTTACATCCCGGAGAACCACAAGATTTTTTCATCGTGCTTGGCATAGCGGCAGCCGCGGGCTTAACAGACAATTTACTCGCCACTAACTGGAAAAATTTAGAAACATACTTCATGTAAGGACCTATATAAGGTACTTCAGTTAATAAGTCTAAATATTTTGTAGTATATACCCATATTTTAGAATGTTCATCTCGAAGCCTCATTGAGTTACACACTCCACAAGGAATTCTTGGATCCACGGCAGCAACAGCAGCTGCTATACCC